GACCAACGCGCCGACCAACGCGCCGACCGCCGGACCATCCAACGCCTCGATATGTGCCACCGCCTTCAACGAGTGCCAAACACTCTCTTCCGCCGCCGGTGGTGGCGGTGCCGGCACGCCCGCATCCAGCAGCACAACCGCACAACCAACACAACCGGCGCCAACACAACCGGCGCCAACACACTCACGCACACCAAACCCGGACGTCGCTGCCAACGCTTCCGAGATTTCAACGTTGAAAAATGAACTACAAACCCTACAACAGCAGGAAAATCAGCTGGAGATTGATATGGGTGCAGGGAGCGGCCCTATAAATCACACAGGTGCACGTTACTCAGGTAATCCAAAAGGGTCAGGGACGATAAATTTTAAGTGCATAAACGGGTAATTTATATATTAGCAGATGATCTTATATATAACACAGATTATTTCAAAAATTTTATATAATAGTAATATATTATGATAATTATTATAATAGGATTTTCCTTATTTATTTTAATAATTTTCGCAAAATATTATAAACGGAATAGTGCTTCCGAGAGGCATTCGCTCGGGGATTGTTCGCCTCACAAGAGCAAGGAGGCAACCGAGCCTCCGCCGGCCGCCACGAAATATTCCATCCGAGAGGGGTTTACTTCTACGGTGACAGACTCTTTTGGTAATATAAATATTACGTGCCAGAATAATAGTAGCTCAAGTGGTGGTGGCTCAAGCGGCGGTGGCTCAAGTGGTGGTGGCTCAAGTGGTAATTCCCCATCTGGGTTTGAACCGGGGCATCAGTTGGACCACGGCGGACTCACGCCATTTAGCGGGGGGTGTTCTTAATAATAAAACTGCAATAAAACTGTAATAAAAACAATTTATCTCATTAATTTAATGAAATTAATTATCAAGTCAAAGAAATTAATTATAAATAACAAAGTAAACGATGACGATGTTCATATATTTAATCAATTTTTTATACCAAGCACTGATGAGCGATACGACGAGATAAAATATTGTTTAAAACAAAATGTTGAAAACGATGACATTGATTATATTCATTTATTGTGTGAACGTATATATACCGACGAAGAACTAGGTATTCAATCAAATAAAATTATCCAAACAAATATAGGCAAACGTCTTACGTTCCAAGATGTATTTCAATATATACGCACAAACGATATCACCGGCTATTTAATCCTATTAAACTCTGATATATTCTTTTTTTCGGAAACTATTAATAATTTAAAACGCTCCAATTTTCATACACATAAACTATTTGGTGCAATACTTCGATATGATTATAATTCAAAAGATATTTCTAAATCCAAAATTTTTGGTCCAAGGTTTGATAGCCAAGATACGTGGATTTTACATTCTAATTTTAACATTCCAGAATTTTCCGAAAAAACATTTGATTTTGAATTTGGAAAACCGGGATGCGATAACAAACTTATTTATTTAATGAGCATTCTTGGATATGATATATTAAACGACCCGAAACACATTAAAACACTACACTTTCACGAGTCAAAAATACGTTCTTATACTATAAAGGATACTGTACCTCTCCCGTGGGGCGTGATCTGCCCTTATTCATATGAAATAGATACCCTTCCCAATAGTCTGGGGGTTGGGATACAACAGTTCTCTGTTTGGTCAAAAAATTTTACCACATTAATGTTGGAAGATAATAAATATTTATCAAATTATATTTCCGACAAAATACAGTCGGGTAAAAATTTTATTATTCCAAGAATAGCTGGAATTGAAAATAATGCGGCGGTTTTCCAACGCATTTTTAATGAAAATCCGCATAAAGATGTAACCTCGCTAAAACAATATATTCAACGAATATCATATACTATGAAAAACAACGCCGGTATTCAATTATCCAATACAGCTGACCTGTATTCTAATCTTTATCTTTCTGCATTTGAAAAGTGTGATATTTTCGCATCTTGGGAGCCACAAGGGGGCGTCGCCCCAGGTATTGCCCAGTCACTAGAATACATGTTAAATAAATATAAGGTTAAGCATCCTTTTTGGGCGTTAACATTTGATATATTTCATTACATTTTTTCAGAACCTTGGACACATTCTTTAAAAGGTAAGCGATTATTAATCGTTTCACCTTTTATCGAAACAATAAAAGAACAGTTATCTATTCGCGAACATTTGTATAATGGTGTAGACCTTTTTCCCGGATGCACATTTGAATTTTTAAACCCCCCTCAAACACAAGCAGACGAACCTAGTCAAGATTTTTTGTATGAGATGCATCGCTTTAAACAGAATGTCGATAAAAAATTAAACAGTTTTGATATTGCTTTAGTATCTTGTGGAGGGTATGGAAACCCTATATGTGCACACATTTATTCAAAAGGTAAATCTGCTATATATGTCGGGGGAGTTTTACAGATGTATTTTGGTATACTTGGAAATAGATGGATAAAGGACCGCCCTGATATTATTAAATTGTATCATAATAAATACTGGACACGTCCAAAATCTACCGAAAGACCTAAAAATTGTGGAAAGGTAGAAGGTGCGTGCTACTGGTAGTTAAATGGTTTATCATCGTCGTGTCATTTTAAATCTTGAACGAGTTAATTCATAAAATTATAATTTAAATGTAATTTGTATATTTGTATAAATGAAGTTTATTATAGCCGGCTGTGTTAGAAATTGCGAAGTGCACATTAAACACGTTTTTAAAAATATTAAAACTATATGCGATATTATTAATGTAAAGAAAATTGTGGTTGCATATGATTCTTCCTCCGATAAAACGCTACTTGAACTAATAAAACAAAAAAAACATAGCCCAATAGATATAGAAATTTTAATTAATAAGAATTCGCTTACGCCGCATAGAACACAAAATATATGTAACGCTAGAAATAAGCTATTACAATATATTTATAGTTATTCTCCTAAGATAGATAAATTTATAATGATGGACTTTGATGACGTATGTTCGAAACCCATAAATGTGGATGTTTTTAAAAAAAGCTTGGACTTAGACGCCGATTGCATAACATTTAATAATAAGAATTATTATGATTTTTGGGCTCTATCATTAGACAACTTCGAATTTAGTGCGTGGCATCTTAATCCTCCGCGTAAATATTTGAATTTATTAAGAAATTATTTAATAAAAAAAATTGCTGATTCGGAAAAAGAATATATAGAATGTGATTCTGCTTTTAATGGTTTAGGTATTTATAAATTAGATAGCTTCAAAGACTGCAAATATCAGTCCTTAATGGATTATAAATATTATAAAAAAGATAAATTGGATTACATAAATAAAACATATAATATTGAGATGAATAATACAACGGCGCCATATGATTGCGAACACCGAATATATCACTTAATGGCCAAAAAAATGAACAACGCTAATATAATTATTTATAAAAAATTCTTGTTTCCGGAATATATTGGTTCTCATACAAATTTTATTGATTAATTATTTATTAAGTTAGTCTAACAATATTATTTTAAAAATAATATTGTATAATGAAACTTCTCATTTATGGTTCTAGAGGTTGGATCGGTAAGCAGTTCTTAGAAATATTACATTCACAAGGGATTTCTTATCATATTGGTACCGCTCGTGTAGACGACACAGATAAGCTCGATGAAGAATTAAAACGGATTTCGCCCACCAATGTAATTTCTTTTATTGGGAGAACGCACGGAGAAATCTGCGGCAAAAAGTATTCTACGATAGATTATTTAGAACAACCGGGAAAATTACAAGATAATTTACGCGATAATCTTTTCTCTCCACTATCACTTGCTATACTATGTAACTCTCAGAATATTCATTATACCTACCTAGGAACGGGGTGTATCTTTACGTACGATGAAGACCACCCTTTCGGCAAAGAAGAGTCAGGATTTTTAGAAAATAGTCTACCAAACTTTTTTGGTTCGGGATATTCTACCGCCAAAGGTTTTACCGACCGTCTTATTACGATGATAGGAGGTAACACCCTTAATCTGAGAATACGTATGCCGATTACAAACGAGGATAATCCCAGAAATTTCATCACAAAAATTACAACCTACAAAAAAATATGTTCTATACCAAATTCTATGTCGGTATTGCCTGAGTTATTGCCGCTTGTCGTTAAAATGATGCAAGATAGTGTCACTGGAACGATGAACTTAACTAATCCTGGTCTCATTAGTCACAATGAAATATTAGAAATGTATCGTGATCACGTCGACCCGCATTTTACGTGGGAGAATTTCTCCCTGGAGGAGCAAGCCAAGATACTGGCGTCCGAACGCTCTAATAACTTCTTAGACACAAGTAGATTAGAGAAAATGTTTCCCCAAATCAAACCTATAAAAGAAAGCGTGAGAGAAATGTTAGAAAATTACAAAATAAATAAATGTGTTACAGAAAATCGTGATACCGAGGTATCTTTACTTCAACTAGGAACGGATTTTGAAAACACGAAGGATACTGTTTTGTTAGTAACGGGTGGTGGTGGATTTATCGGTTCAAACTTTATTAACCTAATTATGGAGAAGTTTGATAAAATTAATCTTATTAACATCGATGCAATGTATTATTGTGCGAGCGAGACAAATGTTGATTCGGTATGGCGCGATTCCACACGGTATACGTTTGTGAAAGGAAATGTGTGTTCGATGGATTTAGTTACCCACATTCTCACAGCCCACCAACCTACACACGTTGTTCACTTTGCTGCACAGTCTCACGTGCAAAATTCTTTTACAGACGCGCTTCAATACACAAACGACAATATTGTTGGCACGCACACACTCCTGGAAGCAACACGTCTTTATGGCAAGATTAAGAAGTTTATTCATGTTTCTACCGATGAAGTGTATGGTGAGTCTATGTTGGATGTTGGCGAGGTGCACAAAACAGAACATTCTGTGCTGTGTCCCACGAATCCATACGCGGCGACGAAAGCCGGCGCGGAGCTTATGGCCCAGTCCTATAATCACTCTTTTGGTATGCCTATTGTGATTACACGCGGAAATAATGTTTTTGGTCCGAATCAATATCCCGAAAAGGTTATTCCTAGGTTTATCCAACAACTTAAGGCTGGAGAGAAAGTGACGATACAAGGAGATGGTAGTTGCGTGAGAGCGTTTTTGCACTCACACGATACCGCAACCGCGTTCCAGACAATATTAGAGCGGGGAAAGATTGGCGAGATCTACAATATTGGTTGTGATGAAGGTATGGAGTATTCTATTATGGATGTCGCGAAGATGCTTATTGAAAAAATATGTGGAACAACCGATTATGATAAGTGGATTACGTATATTGAAGATAGACCATTCAATGATCAGAGATATTATATAAGTAATCAAAAGTTGAAAGATTTAGGATGGGGTATTATGGTTAGTTTTTTGGAGGGGATTAATATGTTGGTTTAAGATAATAAAAATAACACCAACTTAAATATAATATTGTTAAATATTATATGACAATAATCACTGGAGATTATACATATGGTTCAGATAATATATCATTATTAGACTTTACTCATAAGTATAAAGTTAAAATAGGAAAATTTTGTTCTATCGCTAATAATATCACAATATATTTAGATGCGAATCATAGAACCGACTGGGTAACAACCTACCCATTTGGACATATTAATCAAAAAGTTTTTAATAAGTTTGACGGTAAAGGACATCCGTCTGGAAAAGGTGACGTAATCATCGGAAATGATGTATGGATAGGTGAAGGTTCGTCTGTCGCGTCCGGTGTTAAAATTGGCGACGGTGCAGTAATTGCATCAAAATCTCACGTTGTTAAGGACGTTGACCCATACTCAATTGTTGGAGGTAATCCTGCGAAACTTATTAAATATCGTTTTTCAGAAAAGGTAATCGAACATTTATTAAAAATAAAGTGGTGGGACTGGTCCATACAAAAAATAAATGAAAACACTCATCTATTATGTTCTGATAACATTAATAAGTTATTAGAATTTAATTGTTAATAAAATTATTTTTCATTTTTTTCCAAACAGAAATAAATATTGGGTCATCTTTTACTCCATCAATCCAATCGATTCCTGGTCCATATTCATCAGTCTTCATATATTTATCAATCATAAAGAAAGAATTTACTTTCATGGAATTATTAAAATAATCCAAATCTTCTATATTATTGAAGTCGTGCTCAATCGATATTAGCTCTATGTCAGCTAACATCTCGGGGAATTCTTTTAAATTATCAACAAAATTTCCCTCATTATCAATAATTAAAACATTAAATTTTAATTTATATTTTTCGTTTAAATTTGTCCAGTCGATGCATTCGATTTTAATAGAATCTTTTATTTCTTCTTTAAAAGAGTGCCATTCAAGTATATATAATGGTGTTGTGGATAAAACGCTCGGTTCAATATTAAACTTAAATTTATTTAATAATTTGTTTTTTTCTAAACCTATCCTTTCCGTCTCATTTGGTTCAATTGTAACTAAATTTGAAGAATCATTTAATATTTTACATATAATGCACGTATTCCTTCCGATTGATCCTCCAAACTCCAAAACAATGTCTGTTGGTTTTAGATGGGTTAATACCATTAGCTGTTCTGGTATTTCTCGCATAAGTTCTTTTTTATTGGTAAACTCAATCTCTTCATGTAGTTTAAATAATATATCATTAATATTGTCCATGATATATCTATATAATATATTTATTGGTAATTTTTTAAAATAATAACTAAACGAAGAACCGTTCATTCCGTTAAAATTAAAATTACCAATAAATATATTATTACATTGTTTTGAAATAATAAAATCTACCACCGCATTTAATTCTCTATTTTTAAAAATTTTTTATATTGGTCAACTAAATACAATAATCTAAATAGTTGCTCTACCAACATCTTTTTTCCAATCTTGTAAAGGTCGATCCATTTTATTATTCCTCTCAATAACCGCATCTAATATATAGGGTTTCATCCCAACATTTACCATCTCATTGCGCATACTTGATGTATCTTTTGGAAAGCACGTTCCGCCAAAACCTTTTTTACCATCATGGCCTGGAACCTTGCTATGTTTTTCTCCAATTCTCTCGTCTTCAGTTGCAACTCGTCTAACATTCTCATAATTTATTTCTTTTTTCTCACAATATTGTGCAAACTCATTGCAAATAGACACTTTTGTTGCTAAAAATACATTTCTAAACATTTTCACCATTTCTGCTTCTTCAGTTGTCATAAACTCAACTGTATTGTGTTTTATTTTATTATTAGTATTTGCTAATTCAATCACCTTTCCTAATATATTTTTTTGTACCTCATCGTATTTTGATTTGTCTACACCAAAAATCCATTTTTTATTATTGATAAAATCTTGCTCAAAATTTTTTTCGGTTAAAAATTCTGGCATAAAACAACATCCTAGTTCTTTTGATGTCCCGGGCGGAACTGTAGATCGTAATACTATTGTACCTTTAAAGTTATTTTGTTTTAATTCATCTAATACGCTTGTAATTATATTTAAATGACATGATCCGTCTTTTTTCATAGGCGTTGGTACAGAAATAAAAACTATATCACATTTATTTAAATCTTTTAGTGTTGTTCCTAGTGGTATACAACACTGTGGATTTTTATCGTATGCTATTACTTCAACATCTTTACAACCAAGAATAAAAGTTGCCTTTCCTACAAATCCATTTCCTATAATGCCTATTTTCATTATATAAATATTATATAAAATATATCCAAATTATAATCCATATTAATATATTTAAGTTAGGTTGAAAACTATATTAAACAAAATTTAAATAATAATATATAATGAAAATATTGGTAACAGGGTGTGCAGGATTTATTGGTTCACACGTAAGTGAATTTCTTTTAAATCGCGGAGATGATGTTATGGGAATAGACAATATTAATGATTATTATTCGACAGATATCAAACTAAAAAATATTAAACTATTAAAAAATTATGAAAATTTTACTTTTAAAAAGGATGATATATGTACAACAAATATAATTAGTAATTGGAAACCAGATAAAATATGTCATCTTGCATCAATGGCCGGTGTAAGATATTCTTTGCAAAATCCATTATTGTATGAAAGGGTAAATATAGGTGGATTCATTCATATTCTTGAGGAATGTGTAAAAAACAAAATAAAACATATTGTTTATGCTAGCAGCAGCAGTGTCTATGGATTAAACAAAAAAGTTCCTTTCTCGGAGGATGATCCAATAAAAACGTGCAATAGTCCTTATGCGTGTAGTAAAATGGCGATGGAGTTATATGCAAAAACATACAACCAATTATATGGTATAACAAATATAGGGTTGCGCTTTTTTACAGTATATGGACCAAGAGGAAGACCTGATATGGCACCATATAAATTCATCAGTGCTATAAAAAATGGTACAAAATTTGATAAATATGGCGATGGCTCATCGTCTCGGGATTATACTTATATTGACGATATTGTAAGTGGTATAGTTGCTGCAATTGATAACCAACAAAATATTAAAAGTGAAATTTATAATTTGGGAAATTCAAATCCGGTAACTTTAAATGAATTTATTTCTACTTGTGAAAAGGTTACGGGTAAACCTGCTAATTACAATCAACTTGAAGAACAGTTGGGAGACGTGCCACACACATATGCTGATATAAGTAAAGCTAAAAGAGATCTTGATTATAGTCCTAGCACAACTCTTCTTTGTGGTCTAATGAATCTGTCTGATTATATAGATAAAATTAGTATATAATATAATTAATAATATAATTAATAATATATAAATTATGAAACATATTTATCTTATTGTTAAAAACATAAATGCCGGTTCTACATTACTTAGAGCACAACATATTAAAAATGCACTTCCGTCACATTACAGAATTTTAACTCAAACAATTGAGCTGAATTCTATTGATAAATTGAGTGATGTTAAAAATTCTATAATTATTTGGATTGGTCATTTAGGCAGTAAATATATTACTTTACTATCAAATTCTAATACCCAAATACTTGATATTGTTGATAAATATTTGTATAATAAAAATGAAATTATTCATAGTCTAAATAATAATATATACGACAGGCTTATTGTCAATAATATATTCATGAAAAATTACTTTGAAAGTAATACAAAATTCAAAGGAAACACTAGTGTTATATATCATCATTGGGATAATCGTTTGTCTACAACAAAAACGGTAGGCTATAATAAACTTGTATTTGGGTATATGGGATCAATAAAATCTCTGTTACATACAGACAATTTTTTACATTATAAAAATTTGATGAAAAAATTTCCTATTGTTTTTTTTGATACAGAGATTGGCAAAGATGTTACTAATAATGTTATTAGTAATAATATAAATTTTCCCGTAACATACACCACATATAATATTCCGAATGAAGTCCATTTTCAGTGTGATATTAATATTAGAGATCCTAATAAAGATGTATCAAAATTTAAAACTACTGCAAAGATTGCTACTGCGTCCGCACTAAATCATAATATAATTACAACTTATGATGAGGCAATTAAAGACATTTTACCAGTAGATTATCCTTTTATACTAAAAAGTTCTCACGAAGATGAATGTCATAAAATGTTCAAACTAGTTATAGATGATTACAATTCATCAAAAATTTTGTGGAATAGAGGATTAACCATCATGAAAAAAGTAAAAGAACGGTTAAAAATAGAAAATATAATCTTAAAATATATAGAAATTCTTAATTAATTATTATGGATAATATGCAATATAATATTATAATATTATAATATTATAATCGTTAAATAATTCGGTTTTATTCTTCTATTCTTAACTAACGAATTAACTACTATAACAATTATATTTTTATAGATATTGTATAATATTATTTATACATAACTATGATTATTAAAACCTTGCCTAGTTTTATTATATAATATATCGTGAATAGTATGGCGTATATTAATATTATTAAATATGATTGGGTTGATATTATGCTTCCAACAAATATAAGCCCACAGTGGTTGGTCCCGATGTGTTAAACAAGTAGTTGAATATATATTCCAAAAATCTTTGAGTGCTTCTTGTAGTTTTACATTGTTTGGATTATAACAAAATACAGTGTTTTCGTACATTGAAATATTGTGTGGCGTATTATTTTTTTTTAAATAAGATATCATTGAGTCCATGTTTTTCTTACTATCCTTTTTAGATTGAACTATACATTTACATTCTTCATAAACACTATTTTTTCTATATGGATGCAGTGATTGCATTATTTCCGAATCAGATGTTGACATATTATCTACCAAAATGTCCCATTTAATATAATCTTTAGGATATAAATGTCCGTCGCAATAAAATATTGCATCATACTCTTTATTTAAGACAGTTTTTATGTAGTCCCATCCCATAAACTTTATAAATCTGGATTTATAAATATTATTTTTTAAGTTTTTTAAAAATTTATCTTCAACATTTATTACGTCCCACGTCGTTTTAAATAAATTTTTATCTAGATTTGTGAACAGATAATAATCATAATTATTATTTTTATTAAAAAATCCTACGTGATCTATGTCTTTATAACTATCGGCGAATATAGATGTAATAAAACACACTTTATATTTTGGGATTTCCGCTTTATATATTTTTGAATTAATATAATATTCGGTTTTCTTATATTCTTCAGACATACTTATTCCTCCCCGAGACTGTCGATATGGTAGTTTACGACCATCCTCTGTCTCTTTTTGCACCCTCATAGTTTCCCGCCGCCGCCATTCACCCACCGCCGCCGCTCCGACAACAGCCTTCTGTCTTTGCATCCCCATAGCCTTCTGTCTTTGCATCCCCATAACCTTCTGTCTTTGCATCTGAAAAGCCTTCTGTTTTTGCACCTGTTCCTGTCGATGTTTATGTCTTTCTACATACCCGTTGGCATTGGTAAACATATTTTGCATTTGTTGATGATGGGTTATCCCTCGTTGGTTCATTATGTATAACATATTAAAATATATTAAAATAGATATTTTAATCGATTACAGAACTATTAATATATCTATCGATAAGCATTCATATAATAATTATTATCAATTCTATTATCTGCTAGCCAAAAACAATGCCCTCCCAACGGATTAGCACTAGACAATGTCTCCTGAGAAAACGTATTTGCGATACCGTGTGGCGCAACCGTCCCTAAATTATTATCTATCATCGACTTTGAAAAATATACATCTTCTGGGATATACCCACTCTTAAAAGGCTTTATTTTATCGATGCATTCTATCATTATTGACTTTGACCGTAGAGAAAATCCACCGTTCCCTACTCCATTCTTATTAAGACCGCTGGGGATTTTCCACGGTGCTCCTATATAATCGTATTTCAAGAAGGGCGATATATTTCCGTGAAATAACATCGTATCTTCTTGGTATATAAGAATTTTTTCGCCAACAAATCTATTCCAAAAATCCTTTGTCATTAACAGATCGCTATATTTCTTGGGAACCAGATTATCTATATCAAGCTTTATTATCTTTATTTTTGATTCAGTATCCTTATGAATGGTCTCGCACATTTTCTTCACCATCTCGTAATTTTTTGTTCCACATACAAAGGTATGATTCCAATCGTTTAGTTTAATAATTGTATTTCTCAATAAAAATTCTAAATGTGGCAAAGGGCGAAATTCTATTAAAACAGTTTCTTTTACACCACTCTTATCTCCGAAATTATTAATTTTAATATTTCGGAGAAAAGGTAGGTTAGATAAACATATTTGTCGATGAATTTCCTTTTTCGTATTTGGCTTAGATGCGTCACGTATTCCCAGATTCATCTGGATTGAATTTTGGGTGTATTTCACTCGGTTCTGTTTCTCTCGGTTCTGTTTCTCTCGTTTCTGTTTATCTCGCGTAAGCTGGAGTTGTCTTTGTTTTCTTAAAAACATAACCCTTTTATTTTTGTCTTGCATCTGTCGTTGCATATGTCTTTCGACATAACCATTCGACGTTGCAAACATATTGTGCATTTGGTGGTGCCGCAGCAATAGATTAATTGGCATAGTATAATATATATTAGATTATATTCTAATATATATTAGAATACTATTCTTTAGTATTTAAATAATAATATATAATCACTATAATATGCAAGAAAATAATGCGTATGTTTCCAGTAGAGGTATTCTAAAATCGTGTGACTACCATTCCCAAAATCCACATTCTAGTATCAGAGTATTGCATAAATATTTAGAACCTAATTATATTACAAATATTAAAAACCCATCTATATATGTATGTAGTAGAGCAATCCCTCATTTTATTAGGATTATGCTACCGATAATTAAAAAACCCTTTATTTTAGTTTCGGGTGATTGTGATGACACAATTCCAAATGAAATATTAAGTAATAACGACCTGAATAATCTATTACAAGATAAACGGTTAATTCATTGGTTTTGCCAAAATATGACGTTGGACCATAATAAAATTACTAAGATGCCGATAGGACTAGATTATCATACATTAACACAACAACCATTATGGGGACCAATTAGTAGTTGCCAAGAACAAGAAAAAATGTTGCAAACGACAAAAGACGGCTCCCTCCCTTTTTGGAGTCGTAATACAAAATGCTATGCTAATTTTCATTTTACTATGAATACAAAACTAGGTTATGACCGCAAAGATGCATATAGTAATATTGATAAAGAATTGGTTTACTATGAAAAAAATAAAGTACCCAGAAATGATACGTGGAATAAACAAAAACAATTTGCTTTTGCAATTTGCCCGCACGGGGGAGGTCTTGATTGTCATCGTAACTGGGAAGCGCTTATTCTTGGTTGTATTCCAATAGTTAAAACATCTCATATTGATAATTTATACGCAGACTTACCTGTATTAATTGTAAAAAAATGGGAAGATATAGATATAGATTTATTGAATAATACTATTAGGTGTTTTAAAAATAAATTTGAGAATAATCAATTTAATTATTCTAAATTATATCTCAACTATTGGTGCAACCTAATAAACTCATATAAATAATATATCTATTATAAATAGATGGAAAACAGAAATGTATTATAGTCGGATGTGTTAAAAATTGTGGCAGATTTATTAACAATGTATTCTCAAATATTGAAATTATTCAAAAACAATTCACACACGCCAATATTATCGTAGCATATGATACATCTAACGATAATACGTTAATCGGCGTGGTATATATTAGAATATTCACTACAACATCTCCAGCTTATCGATATCTATATCAGGTAAGATCACGTGAGATTCCCAAAAATATCTACAGAACGACCATTTAATCGCGCAATCCGTCGCATACCAGTCATCGTGAGCTTCCAATAGTCTCTTATCCAACCCTTTCGGCAAAAGGCCCAAATATGGGCGAGGGACAACATACGATAACTGCACCCAATCTTTTACAGGGTTTTTATCTCTCTTCTCTAACAACTCCACGTCAAAATACGGAATATATTTCGCTAAATCAACCAGCAGCGGGGGATACTCATACTTATATGTCCAGCGCCAATCCTTGCACCCCGTTGTATAATAGTTCATTGTCCATTCTAACCCTTCCAGATAATTCTTGCATATTTCTTTACACCTCGTATCATCTATATCTATTCCAAATAATTCTTTGTAATATCTCTCTCGCCACCCTCCCTCAAAGGGATTTATATATTCTTCGCACCCCCTATCCTTAATCGGCACGTCCATTAGTGCGTTGAACACGCGGTCCTCCTCTTTATCTTTATTATACCGAGGCCTCAGCTTGCGCCTCTTCCCATATTCTGTTGTAATATAAGAATGCTCATTCTCGCTCAACGCACCAATAAACTTCCGCAAATTCTTCCATATTATATTTTTTCCATCTGTCAAATATTCTTTCTTAGACATCAGAACGTCCTTATACGTCCCAATTAAACGAGCTATTCCATCTGTTCTAATATTTAACGCAGGGAAGTGCGGCATAAAATCATTCCCCAAGAAGAAACACAATAGAATATAATCAAATATAACCCGCTTCTGTTCTTGTGGGGAGCACGCTCCATTATTGTTTTTTAAGTCACTTCGAAAATCCTCCACCAGTTTAATCGCCAACTCTGGTATATCCATCAAATAATTCGTATTTGGGTCTAATGTTCGGTCTATGCTTTTTATAAAATGCGGGGTTTCGCGGAATAAATATAACCGATTGCTTATATGGAGATGATTTAGCGTAAGCATAATTAAGTCAGCATCTAGTCCATATATAGCTGTCGAAGACGACTCGTGATACACCGCATTATCACGTATGTATTCGTATATTTTATGTTCTCCTTCTCCCGCCTCATCTGAAGGCGACACAATCAGCTCTTCGAGACCGAACTTCTTCTTGTTTCTGAAAAATTGATGCACGCCGCGCCTAAGTTTATCCATAAACTCTGTGCCCGGCGTAATAGATACAGTATTCCATTGAAATGTACTGCTCTTCTGCGAACCGTCGACCGTTTCGCAAATATGTTTTTCAAACCAAGATTTATACCTCCGGTTCCTCTGCTGGTCTAATTTCGCGACAGGCGCAACTCCATCAAACGCAATAAATACACGGCGTCTTGGTTTTATTAAATTTATATAATATACTATTTTTTTGTTCACCAATTCGATCAATCTTTTCTCAAATGCCCGACTGTTATGAATATCCGTTATCTCTCGCACGCTATCATATATAATAGAATTACAATCCAAATAAAGATTATCCATTTTTGTTACCAGAGGATTGTATTTTTTTATAATAGAACGATGGCTCCGAACGATATGTGAGAAATAGCTAGGTATGCCCATTGTATTATATAAATTTTATGGTTTATATAATATTAACAAATTAACTATCGGGAAAAATATATGCAAATCCCCAACAATCGCTATTAATTCCAAGCATCTATAAACGAATCCATCGGATAAGTCAGCTATATGTATAGTCTATCTCATATTCATTTATTCAATATATGTATATTTAGCAATTTTGCAAATAAATCATAATTCTTTTCTCATCTTTATTGTATATTCCATATAATGAATAAGATTATACCGAATAATAGCAATTTAAATATTGATATTTCATCTACATCCATAACGCCGACTATCATTAAAAAAATTGCTCACTTGCAGAATATAACAAAGCGCACCATCCTCGCTGTGCAGAGATATAAATCACTAGATATTCTAGGAGCCAACGAATATAATATGTGCAACCTATCGCTTGAAAATATATTCTCCTCGTTAAAAACAATTCTATATCCTATTCAAAAAAAACAAACATATGACGCGGACCAAGTCATTCAAAAATTGCAGGAATTAAATAGCGAACTATCCGCAATATTCAAATCGTATGGCACCGAAAATATCGATGATCTTATTAATATATGCTTCGGTCAGGATTTCGTTAAACTCCGCGTTAAAAAAAAAGGATTTCTTGCTAGATACGATGTGATGAAGAAATATGTCCACCCTATTTCATACAAAGCCATTCGGTGGAAAGCAGATCATCCCAAAAAAAACAAACTGATACAGAAGAATCGCATTGTTGAAGATTTCACGATAGTAGAGTCCGCCGATACGTTGGAGTGCTTCGACCTGGGGCGCACAAGCAAATCATTCCAAACAAAGGTTTATGGTATTAAGTTTGCTATTCAAAACACCACAGAGAGAACAACACTTATTGTAAGCGCTATGGTAGACGATATTATGTTAAGCTGTCTAAACTATTCTTTCGTAGATGATAAATTGAAGAATTTTAAAGACAACCGCCCCGCAGGACCCGAATATCACTCACCCGAATTTAATATTTTCCTCGAAAGTATGTCTTTAAAGGACATACTTGTATACGATGACGATAAACTATATGCACGATTTATTGGTTATATAAATCAACTCGTGTTAATTAAACAAAAAACAATTTCACAGGTTACAAAAGAGTTTATCAACAGCGAGTTATATGGTCAACGCACAACAATTATTCAGTTGCTTATTAAATCGTGTGAGCACGAATATCAGTATTTAGCATACCTATTATATGACTTGTTATCAAATGACGTAAATGGTAACATCGACTCTGTTGAACAAACCATATTATTCGATAGTCTCCCGTGGGCAATAAAAAAGCATTTCAGGGATGCAATGAGACAAACAATAAACTATACCAACCACTTGACAAATATAGACACAAACAAGATCCCTCTCGAACAACAGATTTGTCTATTAAAGGCCGATGATACTATTAAAGAAAAGGCGATGCATAAATTAAAAGAAGTGAAAGCGAAATCGGAAGATTCTGGGTCTAAGGCACGACAATATCTTGAAGGCCTTCTGCGCATTCCATTCGGTATATACCGTAACGAACCAATACTGAGTGTTATCGACGATTGTGTTAATATTTTTAATTCTCTTGTTGAAAAGTTACAGCCTTCCGATAAGAACGCCTCTTTATTTCCTATAAAAAAAAACTATACCAGTGTTGAAGTATTTAAATATATAAAAATACTAGAGGAAAATTACCAGGAACAATTTTATAATGAATTGATTAAGGGCGTTTCGGCTAAACTAAATAAAATGAAACGCGATGAATTGGTGGAGTATGTATGCCATATTAATGTTATTCTTAAAAAACATAATATAAAATATTCCAAACTATGCCACTCCGGAAAACGTTCGCTGTATATGATACAGCAAATTCTTGCGTTTATTCAACATAATAAGGATAATACGGCGATTATTGCAGAAATATCAAAAAAGTATAAATGTATTGATAATAACCATGTTAAACTTCTTGAAACGAACAGTGCAGATATTAATAGTAAACAAGCCAAAATAAAAACCTACTTGTCGGATGTCAAAAATATACTGGATGACTCCGTACACGGGCACGATAAAGCAAAGAGACAAATAGAGCGTATTATAGGACAGTGGATTAATGGAGAGAAAACAGGATATTGTTTCGGATTTGAGGGACCTCCTGGTGTAGGTAAAACATCTTTCGCTAAAAAGGGGATTGCGAAATGCTTACAGGACGACGAGGGTGTCCCTCGTCCATTCTCTTTTATCGCGGTAGGCGGTTCATCTAATGGAAGCACATTAGATGGACATAATTATACATATGTTGGGTCGACGTGGGGGAAGATTGTAGATATACTAATGGACAACAAATGTATGAACCCCATTATTTTTATAGATGAACTAGACAAAGTTAGCCAAACTGAGCATGGCAAAGAAATAATCGGCATTTTGACTCATCTTATAGACCCCACGCAAAACGACTCCTTCCAAGATAAGTATTTCAACGGTGTCGACCTGGATTTATCAAAGGCCTTGTTTATTTTCTCCTACAATAATGCCGATATTATTGATCGCATTTTACTTGACCGCATACATCGCATTAAATTCGACTTTTTAAGCCTTGAAAATAAAATTACCATCACCAAAAAATTCTTATTTTCCGAGATATTCAAAAATATGGGGCTGGTCGACATGATAGATATTGGCGATGATGTAATTAAATATATTATTACTGAATATACTTGCGAGTCTGGTGTTCGTAAACTAAAAGAGATTTTATTCGAAATAGTTGGAGAGATAAATATCGCTATTTTAAAAGACAGTACTAATGTAACCCTTCCAATATGTATCACGGGGGATGATATTAAAAATAAATATTTGAAAAACAGACAGTCTGTTCGAATAAAAATGGTAAATACCTCTCCATCTGTAGGAATTATTACCGGTCTATGGGCGAATTCCGTCGGACAGGGAGGGGTGTTACCTATCGAGGCAAGACTTTATCCTTGCAATAACTTTTTGGATTTAAAATTAACAGGAATGCAAGGAGACGTAATGAAAGAAAGTATGAAGGTCGCGAAAACACTTGCATGGTCTTTGCTTACGAAAAAGCAAATGATCACACTTCAGGAAGATATGCATAAAACAAAATATCAGGGTCTTCATATTCACGTTCCGGAAGGCGCCACGCCAAAGGATGGGCCTTCCGCGGGAACAGCAATAACAGTTGTTATGTATAGTATTTTTACTAAAAAAAAGATTCGGTGCGATTACGCGATTACCGGCGAAATGTGCCTGCAGGGCAAGGTTACCGCAATTGGTGGGCTACCTCTGAAAATAATGGGAGGCATTCGGTCGGGTGTAAAACATTTTATTTATCCAAAAGAAAATGATAAAGACTTCGACGAATTTATGGAGAAATATAGAGATAATCCCATATTAGAAGGGATATGTTTTCACTCGGTTGAAACAATTAAGGAGGTATTTGATATGGTGTTTGTGAAGTAGCTACGGGTTAACCGTTATCCAACCACCATCCATTATAAATGTGGAGCTCGTCTTCGATTGTCACCTTATCTTGAATGCCTCGCTCCCATGAATATTTTTCGCCTGTTGGTTTATGGTAGTAGTATCCTCCGGGAAAATCTTTCGCAGGGCCATCAAACACGAAGTACCAATCATTCTTATTTGCATATGACATACTTATTATCGCGAAATATTCTTATATTATATAGCATATCATATAATATAATTCCCGATGCTGTATATCGTGTCAACGCTAAAATAATAAAACAAATTTAGGGATATTGCGAACCCCATTGCCATCTCTGCGGACCCCGATAGTAAACATATTTAATAAATAATAATAGTATATATTAAATATGATTGCTTGGTCATTGTCTAACATATTCCAATTTATATCATTTATAGCTCCTTCTCTGATTACGTTCTTCCTTTTTATGGCTAGTGTTTTTAACCAAGACCTTAAAGGTTTTGTGTATTTAGCGGGAGCATTGTTTGCAGCGTGTATAAACCGTATTGCCCAGAGTATAATTGGGACACCGGGAGATGATTACCGACCCGTTGCGTGCACATTCTTCGATGGATTGTTCCCTTTTAAGTTATTTGGAACAGAAGTTTCAACACAACCTTCGTCGAGCAGTATGTTTATCGCATTTACAACAACATACCTCATTCTGCCGATGTATTACAATAACCTAATTAATTATCCTATCATTATTACCTTTTTAAGTTTCTTTATCATTAACGCGTGGACAAACGTTGCAAACAATTGCACTCCGGCAACCGGGGCACTTTTGGGAGGATTGATCGGTGTTATATGTGGATTGACGTGGTTTTCGTTCTTTCATAGCTCGGGTATGGATAAATTATTATATTTCAACGAAACAGCTAGCAATAAAGTGATGTGTGAAAAACCGACAGACCAACAGTTTAAATGTTCGGTTTATAAGAATGGGCAACTTATTTCAAGCAACTTTACGTAAATATTGAACATTTTATTGATCGAATTTATGCAATATGCTTTGTAAATAACGCAATAAATTATTAACGTGGGTGGCTTTATTTCGAGTTACTATCATCATTTTTATCCCTCCTCTAGATATCGACATATAGTGTTTAAAGTAATTTATTATTGGTAATGTTCTCGCAAATTTATATTTACGAACACATTCCTCGTATGTAAAATTTGGTTTTTGCAATTGGGTATTTACGCGATTATGTAATTCCCACACGAATCTTTTTAAATCCTCTTTTGTTTTAACCATATTTGGTCTGCATTGCGTAATATTGACTCTGGCATGTTGCGAGCAGTAAGGGCAAGGCAAGTTTACGCAAATATTCGTTATATATGAGAGTAAAGTCCTTATCTCTTCTGGATGTTCCGGTTTTATTTTTTCAGCTAAAGTATGAAACATATACCAAGATGCGTTTCCCCATTGTTTTTTAGACATACTGTATATTATTTAAAGATTTTATTATACACAGTAGTAATGCAGATAACAGACCAGAACAAGAATCTATTTCTTAGTTTGTTGGAGGAAGACGATGTCACAGATAACGACAATGAGTGTTTAATCACATCTACCAAATTAACAGATAATTTTATTACATTGCCGTGTACCCATAAATTTAATTATGAGCCACTATTTGAAGCGGTTAAAATACAGAAGTTATCTAAGACTAGTTATCGCACGTTGCATCTGGCGATTAATGAAATACAGTGTCCTTATTGTAGGACAATCCACAATAAATTATTGCCGTTTGTCCCTACAGAAGCAAACAAGCGCACGATTATATCAATAAATGCACCTGATAAATTTTGCATGCACCATATGGAATGTTCTTGGAAATTTAAAAGTGGGATTCGAAAGAATACCTTATGCAACTGCAAAGCCTATAAAAGTGAAGTCGGGGTATTTTGTAAATCTCATCATTCCAGAATAATAAAACAAAAGGAGGCGGCGGAAGTATCCATCCATTGGAATGGAGAAATGGAGAGTTTAAAAAAATTCACTATCCCTCAATTAAAGGTTATACTACATAAAGGAAATCTAAAGAAAACCGGGAATAAAGCGTGCTTGATTAATAGAATAGTAACCAACAAAAAAAAATATACTACATGATTTTTTAATTTTTGAAAAAAAAAGGGCATTCTCAATTTGATATTTCATTTTTGGACATTTATTTTTGTCCATTTTCAGAAAATGAAATTGAGAACCCCCTTTTTTTTTCAAAAATTAAAAAATGCTACATAGTGAAGGAAAAAATAATCTGGTAGTATAAAAAACGTGTAGGATTCTTATGAAGGGCCAAAAAAAGGGCACTATTTTTTTTGAAAAACGGGTTTTGGAGGAAATCCAGCATATTTTTTTGAGCATTTAATGCTCATTTTCAGCATATTTATATGCTGCAATTTTGTCAGTAACAATAATAATAAAATAATTTATAACATCTGACCCATTATGGTAACGCGTATATTTTTGAAAAACCTGGTGGGTTTTTGAAAAGCAATTATGGTAACGATGCTCAAAAATGCTCAAAAAAATATGCTCACCATAACGGTGTATTTATTTATTATATTATTCCGCAATTTTAGTTATGGTGTGGGCAACCATTTTTTAAAAAATAACTTAATGACAAATATATATAATATACTATATGGCTGATGCGGGTCCCTCAATAAATATGATTTTAAAAAACACATATACCTGCGAAAAGTGTAATTACACGTGCGGTAAATATTTTTTATATAAACAACATTGTGCTACTAAGAAGCATATAAAGAGGGTTGGGTCTAATATTCCTTTGAGGAATACTATGTTATATAAATGCGAATGCGGCAAAACATATAAGCATGTTCAAAGTTATACTCGCCACATAAAGCGGTGTGAGAAATTTTCGACTGATGTGAGTATATTTTCGAATAAAAATGTTACTCCTAATAAAGAAAATGATGAGCTCCGCGGGATTATTACAACGCTTATTACACAAAATCAAAATATGCTAATGGAAAATAAAGAAATGCGGGAGATGGTTTCCGAGATGATACCAAAAATAGGAAATAACAATACTACAATTCAAAACAAGTTTAATCTTCAAATATTTTTGAATGAAACTTGTAAAGATGCAATTAATCTTACCGATTTTGTGGATACTTTAGAATTAAAACTGGATGATTTAGACAATACACTTCGAAATGGATTTATTACTGGGATAACCGATATATTTGTGAAAGGACTCAAACAACTCGATCTAAGCAAGAGACCTATCCACTGTAGCGATTTAAAGCGCGAGGTCCTTTATGTGAAGGATAATGATATGTGGGAGAGAGATAAAGATAGAAATACAATTAAACACGCGATAACATCTGTTGCAAAAAAACAAATAAATAAAATTAAGGAATGGGAATACGCCAACCCAGACTGGAATAAAACAGAAAACGGGACGACAAAATATATTGAGATGGTTCGAACGGTAACTAATGCCGGGTCAGAAGATAATTCAGAGAATAAGATAATCAAAACTATTGCAAGGGAGGTGCTTATAGATAAAATATAAATAATTTAATATCATTATGTGTATACATATAATGATAAAATGCGCGCTATATAAATTAAATACACGCAATACGTTTACCGATGTTAGTTTGACCCTTTGTCCAAAAGAAATAGTTATTCTTTTTAGAGAAAAGACATTCAGCATATTACATAGTGAGATTATATCGTTCTCCGTTAAAAAAAACGGGATTCATATCGCAATCTCCGGAGGAAAAGATCCGTTGAATATTGTTATCCGTCCACGCGACGCGTCTAAGAAAAACGTTATATATAGTCATCTGAATGATTATTGTAAAAAACAAATGGTCGAGGTAAAAAATCCTATGTTTGCGTGAAGACAATACATAAATAGAATTTATATATTTTAAAATAAATATAAGAATTATTATACATTTATTTATTATAATGTCTACCAAAGAAGAGTTGGTATCTAATATTAAAGAATGGATGAAAGTAGAGAGCGATATGAAGGCCTTGCAAAAGAATTTGAAAGAATGTCGAGCCCGAAAGAAATCATTAGCAGATGGCCTAGTTACTATTATGAAAACAAACGAGATAGATTGTTTTGATTTATCAGAAGGGAAGTTGCTGTATACGAAGACCAAGGTGAAAGCTCCGGTAAACAAGAAGCATCTAATGGTGTGTTTGGAAAAATATTTTTCTCAGGATTCTAATATTAACACAGACGAAGTGTGCGATTATATACTTGAAAATAGGTCGGTGAAGGAAAATGAAAGTATAAGACATAAACCAAATAAAAATATATAATTTTATTATAAATATGTTAAGCAATAATACACGTCGAAAGTTACAGGAACGTATGCCGATGGATATTTCAAAAACAGTATCATCGAGATATCCTACAACTGAAGATATTCTTTTAAAACCAGTATCATCGAGATATCCTACAACTGAAGATATTCTTCCAACGACTGATACATTGAAAGATATACCTCGCACCATAATCAGGGATAGTAAAAATATCGAGACTCGCGAAGATAATCCGAAAAGGCAAATGGCATTTTATTCCGGTATAAAAAAACTAAATAAAAGGAATAAGCTTCCGAAAACAATTACGGGGGAAGTTGATGTCTGCGTTTTCTGTTTAAAAAAGGTATACGATAGACCATATTTATTATTTAGCTTACAAAAGAGCGGCGATGTTTTTAAATGGCCTACTTATGATATTACAAAAGGCGGTTTTGCAGGAGCTACGTCTTATCTTCATTCTTATTTTAAGATAGATTCCTCGGTAATTACATACGAGGGATTAATTACAGAAAATGGTCGCACGAAATTATGGTTTCGATATTCAGATAAAATTGAGATTGTTCCTTTAAAAAATAAAGATGACCCTCATACTTGGTGCTTATGCGACGAAATAGTAAATCATAAGAAATATTTAACGTTTGAAATAGACAAAATGGTAGTGGATTTTTTCACACATAATCCGGATTTTAATTATATAACAAATCATTTAGGCGAAATATACGAAACTCCCGTCGTGGGGTATTACGGAAATCATTATTCCTCCACAGCATACATATCGGTTTTTGGGAGAAAAAGAAATGGCATCGGGATAAACGGGCCATTCTATTATTTTTCTCCATATAATGTTGCAATTAGATATTCAATATGGACTCATAATCACAAACAACTTAAAATATCTGATAAATTGTTAACCATCGATAATGATGGGAAATATACCGAGGGCGGTCTAGTTAGATTTGTAATTTTCTTAGGAAACACCCAAGTTTTATTCTCCGATGACGGCAATAGCCTTGGAACCTCCGAATCGTGGGCGGGGGAGTATAATACTATTATTAGAGCTCGGCGGCGCCTCCGCGCTGGAGACGATAATTATGAGTCTCTAATCGCCATTCGTAAGTATGACCAACAACTGCCTTTGTCTTATTATTATGTAAACACGTCGCAGAAAAACGCGACTCTAGATGCGGTAAATAATAAGAATATATTGGAGGTAGAGTAAATAATATTTTAGGAGACATAAATATTATTTATACAAGTAAATATTAAGATTTCTGGGTTTGATTAAACATCTGCACGCACTCATATATTTTTGCAGACTCGTTAATTGCGAAACATCCCCTACGCTGAGCGATGCCTAGAAACCCAACGATAACGTTTAATGCATCTACCTCTCCGTTGATAGGAACATCAAGTAAGTTTACTTGTGGCTTATCCTTCGTGTTTGGAGATACCTCCTTAGTGTCCGGAGATACCTCCTTAGTGTCCGGAGATACCTCCTTAATTGAAGCGTTACTTGCACTGGGGTTATCTTCGAGGCTTGACATTATAATGTTATAAAGGCGCAAATATTTAAGTATTTATTGCGAATATATATAATTATGTTATTTTGATAATATATATAAGGATGGGTTCATTAATGCAAGTAATATATACCATTTTTTGGACATTACTAGTAGTGTATATAACAACAGGAGCTTTTGAGTTTTTTGGCATAGGATTTGACGTATATGGGATTTATATGTTGTGGTATTCTACGCTTTCCATAATGAGCATATTCTTACCGAGTAACGTAGGAGATACTTTTAATGAATAGATATTATACGTTTTCGTCAGCGGATGTATTATTTAGTTCTAGTTTTGTAATATTAATCATTTCATTTGAAACACTTTCGTCCAGCTCATCTATAATCTCTTGGTTAGTAGGATCACGATGTCTTCCCTCTCTGAATATGGAAATTATATTTTTTATTTTATTGTTTACATCACCGTCGCTCTTTCGAATAGCATCTATATTTTTAATAACCGCTTCTCTTTCTTTATTTGGTTTATATACACTTAGTTTACTAGATTCAAGCGTTCCGCAAATTTCCGGTTTTTTTAAGGAGGCAAATGCTTCGTTTTTTTCCATTAATTCTCTCTGCATATCATCCTTACATTTAGCTGAACAAGAAAATTCCTTCTTGAACTCGTCTGTTATCTTAGGAGATATTGCCGGACTTGTTTCCATTAGACGGTCGAACTCCTCCTTTGAGCTTTTTAACATTTGAATAACCGGAGTGCGTTCATCCGGAGACTTTGAAAGGTCTACTTTAAGATTTCTATAAAATTTGTCCCACGATAGACTACTAACACGATGTGCTTCGTTTAATTCACCAATCTTAAGAAACTGCTGAATTGTTGTTATGATCCCCGCGAATATATTTACGGCGCCAATTGCGACCGCTACATATTCTCGTGTCGAACCCGTAAACTTATCTTGTGCAAAGTTTGCTGTCCCTGTTAAGGTGCTCATTATAATTACTGGGATTGTAAACCACGCATTCGCCCTTTTATAATGCTGATGGGATCTACCGTGAAGCCATCGGTAACAAAGTGCCTTGTCTGCCCATTCTACTATAATATTTTCATGTCCCTCTGTCCATTTTGTATTATATAATTTATCATTTTTAATTGGTGTTTCTGTCACACTTTCCATATTTATATATGTAAAACAAATATTCTATTATTAATGTATGGACGTGCTAAATAGTATAAATGGCGAGTTCCTGAAGATGAAGGTTGTTCGTGAAGAAATACTTATTTCATTTGACGAAATAAAATCTAAAATCGAATCACTAGCTAAGGTGTATATTGAAATCACGAGCCGCCATAAGAACAATGAATGTATAATTGGACTCGACTCATTGTATTTTCAAAACGAATTGATAAAACTAGAATATAAAAATCTTAAAGAACCGTTTGCGTTTATAAATAATAGGATTTATTGTGAATATTATAAACTGTATCACGCCATTCGCTCTTACATAAAAGATGAATTTCACCCAAGTTTTATAGCGGTAAATTGCAATACCGATTCAACATTTCCTGTTTATAAAAGCCTTAACCCCCTAAATATATATGATTTTTCTCTTGTTTCAAAGTTATATTCTAATATCTTCGATATGTTGAAGAAAATAATAGCACAACTAGGTGATGAGGAAAATGAAAAATTAATAGACCAAGAACATATGAAGATGGGTTTGAATATCGACAACGTTTTGCACTCCCGCGCATATCTTAGAACTATTAAGCACGAAAAAACAAAGATGTTTGCATTATATCTAAAGACATTTCAAAGACACCATTTAAAGTATTTGACTAGATTACAGACTAAAATAAAGCTTGTGTTGGATATTATTCACGACGACATTGGACTAATAACAAATAAAAATGTAGGAGAATTAGAGATTCGCGATAGTAAATTTGATTCTACGGAAGAACAAGTGAACATTGTAATTAATGAAATAGTTTCTATAATATCAAATGAATAATGATATAATATATTTTAACTTCATAAAATTGAATCATAAATAATATTTTATTCAAATAATACATATGGAACGCCGTCTAACTAAAAAAGTTCAGAAACATAATGATGACCTAAAAGAAGGTATTATGGGGTGGTTGGTCGACAATAGCCTTACTATTTCAGAGGTTTCTACGAATACTAACAAAATCGATGAATTTAAAACATTTATGGGGAATTATCCAGATATAATGTTTACAAAAGAAGATTTCCTAAAGAGGAATCGTGTGAAGAATGTCGCCCCACAATGTGAAAGGTGCGGTGCTAAGCGGGCGAACGGAACACAATGCACTAGGCGAAAGAAAGAAGCCGGTAAATACTGCGGCACGCATAGCAAGGGAACACCTCACGGCGAGATTTCCCCCTCTGACGGGGATGTTCCATCCGTAAAAAAAGTCGAGGTTTGGACAGAGGATTTCAAGGGCATTAATTACTATATTGACTCGGCGAATAACGTTTATAAAACACAGGATATTATGGAGAATAAACCGAATCCTGCGGTAATCGCAAAATGGGAGTTGGTGGGTGGAAAATATGAAATTCCGTCTCTCGGCGTGTAAGTTAATCACGTAATGTTAAATAGTGCGAGTGTCTTTCCATCAACAAGATAGTATCGTTATCTATAAATGTAAATTTTTTATATTCTCTATTAATTTTACAAATGAGAGTAATTAAATATTCTAACATATAATTCATTATTTATGTTTATATTTTCATATTATTTTATAAATATTAATAATTATTAATATTTATAAGATTTCATATCAACATAGGACATTATTTATGACTTTATCATCGCCAATGTTTGCTCCATAACAATCAAACATTTTTGCAGTAGCAAGTATTCAAATAACATTATTGCTTGAAAAATGTCACAGCGTCGTCTTTCTGCTTCGTCTAGCTCCGAATTTAGGTACTACGTCAGCTCCATCTTCTTCTTATCCTTTGTACTGAGCTGATCCCAGTAGGTCGCGCTTTGGTCATACAGAGCATCCCGTTGCATCTTCTTCTGCTGGATCTCCGCCTCGCGTAAGCCCTGCGCCGCCGCCTCCGCCTCCTGCACCGCTTCTTTCTGCGCTTTCACCATCGCCTGCTCTGCCCGCTCTGCCGGCGATAAAGTTCCTCCTCTCTGTAAAGATTTGCGTCGGCGGCGGCGCCGTTTACTTTTTAGTCCGAGATGTTTTTTTGCGAGGAATCCGTCTACGGCGATGAGAACGGGAAACCTTGCGTTTGTGAGAAACTCTACGAGAGCGGAGGCTATATCTGTCACGTCTTCTACTTCGCATTATTATATAATATTAAGAAAATAAATAAAGAACGCTGGGTTGCCGTTGATGTTATTTTTATCAATTATAAATATATAATGGAATTGATAAAAGAGTATAATATATTGCTGCTAGATTTTTTAAAAACCTGCGATATAAACTGTTCATTGATGGAGGACCTCGAGGGTCTACAGATACCTCGCGAAAAGCTATTGAACCTAGAGATATATAATAAGGCTTCGTCGCATATACCTAGATTTAAAAAAAAGGTGTCTTCTTCTTATTTAACTTCTCTTCAATCAACCGCGCAAAAAAACCAGAAATGGCCTTTTATTAACCTTTTGCGACAAATACTGAAAACATATAATTATAATCTTACTCCTAAACGATTGGCGAATGGCTATACAAAAACCGGAAAAAAACTTTATAGACGGATATTTCTGATTTCTATGATTAATCCACCTCCTCAATCGTAGGGCCTTCGTCCTCGCCGGCCATATCGGGCATTCCAGACATATCAGGCATTCCAGACATATCAGGCATTCCAGCCATATCAGGCATTCCAGACATATCGGGCATCCCGCCACCAGGCATCCCAGATGGAGCCAGTTTAGCAAGAATTGGAGCGACTTTATTACGGAACTCGGTGGTTCTATTATTAAACGTATCGGCACTACCGTCCTCATTCTCTCCCAACCACGTATCTTCCTCTGAACACATCTCATCTAATTTTGTCTTATCCTCTTCATCTAGTCCATCCTTTCCCGGAGTCGTTTTTGTCTGAAAAAGGAGGGCTTCATAACTATTCTTCGACTCAATTTTCGCCTTAACCGCCTCATCCTCCTCCTTATATTTCTCCGCATCTTCCACCATACGTTCGATCTCCTCTTTGCTCAATCGCCCTTTATCATTTGTAATAGTTATACTAGCGGTTTCGTTTCTCGCCTTGTCGCAAGCGCTTACATTTAAAATCCCGTTTGCGTCCACATCAAACGAAACCTCAATCTGTGGGGTGCCGCGAGGAGCCGGGCCAATTCCCTCCAAGTTAAAAGTCCCCAATTTATTATTATCAACTGTTCGAGTTCGCTCACCCTCAAATACTTGAATACTAACTGCTGGCTGATTATCAGCATACGTACTGAACGTTTGCGACTTCTTTGTGGGGACGGTAGTATTCCTCTCAATAATCTTTGTCATAATTCCTCCTGCAGTTTCCAGTCCCATACTAAGAGGCGCAACATCTAACAATAAAACATCGCCTATGTTGCTAGAATCATCACCACCTAGAAGTGCTGCCTGAACCGCTGCACCGTATGCAACGCACTCGTCGGGGTTAATGCTGTGATTTAGCTCTTTCCCGTTGAAAAAATCCCTCAACATAGACTGAATCTTGGGTATACGTGTTGTGCCCCCAACCATAATAATCTCATGAACGTCTCCTTTTGACATTTTTGCATCGCGCAACACCTTCTCGACCGGGTCAATCACCTTCTTAAACAAATCTGCACATAGAGACTCGAATCTCGCTCGCGTGACATTGTAAGAATAATCAATGCCGTCTTGTAGAGATTCTACGTCAATCGTAGCGCTAGAAGATGAACTGAGCGTTCTTTTTGTTCTCTCGCACGCAGAGCGAAGTCGGCGGCGGCCGCGAGAAGTAATCTCCTTCACTCCTTTGTTTTTCTTAATAAAGTCCTTCTCACAAAACTCCACGAGACGCGTATCGAAATCTTCTCCACCCAGGTGTGTATCTCCGGCGGTAGCCTTCACCTCAAAAATCCCGTCGTCCAATGTTAGTAGAGAAATGTCGTGCGTGCCTCCACCTGTATCGCATATAAGAACATTCTTTTCGCCATCTTTAAGTTTATCCAACCCATAAGCAATCGCCGCCGCGGTCGGTTCGTTAATTATCCGGAGAATATTTAACCCGGCAATAGCCCCTGCGTCTTTTGTCGCCTGGCGCTGAGAGTCATTAAAATACGCCGGAACAGTAACAACCGCATCGCTTACCTTTTCGCCAAGAAAGCTCTCAGCAATTTCTTTCATTTTAACAAGAACCATCGCGGAAATCTCCTCCGGATTAAATGTTTTATCCTTTACAGGGACATAAATTTGCGGCTTGCCGTCTTTATTCCTAATCTCGAACGTCATGTGCTTTTTATCACGAGTTACGGTTTCGTCATTATAATTTTTACCGATTAAACGCTTCGCGTCAAATACGGTATTTTTTCCGTTAGATGAGACCTGGTTCTTTGCACCTTCTCCAATAAGTCTCTCATTCTCCGTAAAAGCTACATAAGAGGGCATCGTGCGATTCCCTTGGTCGTTTGCGATAATTTCAACGCGGTCGTTCATCCAAACACCAACACACGAATATGTTGTCCCAAGGTCTATTCCGATAGCTTTTGGCATTGTGAATAATATTATATGAAAGGCTTTATATGATATTATTATATTTATTAAGAAGGGTTTGAATATAAGTATTATATTATTATTTATTATAATGGAATACTATAAAATGTTTGCGATATTTTTTGGAGTTGTCTTCACAGGGTGCATCTTTTCATATGGTGCATTATATTTTAGAAAGAATGGATATTCTCATTTTTACAAAATACTAAAAGAGGACGAGGCTAGGCTTCGCAATATTCTCAGGGGAAATAAAAAAAGTGATAGCGACTCAGAGTTAGAAATTGTGGTTGAATCGGAAGACGAGAACCACATTGTTTAATGCGCGCCATTCTAGTTATTTCATTAATCCCGAAAATGCTCTATTAAAAAAGGTGCTTGACGCGGTGTCTGTTTTAATATTCATATCATCCACGTGTTCGAGGTCGTCTGAAGAATGACCGCTATCGCTAACATTCTTGTTATTTTCCAGATAAGTTTCGGGATTAGCGATACACCCCTCCTTCCTATATCGAATTTTATATACCACGGTGGCGGCCATAGAAAAAAACAATGAAATTGAAATATAAGAAGGGGCTTTCATAATGTAATCTGTGTTAAATAGAGACGGTTCTTGTAAGATTTTAAAGTTTCCAATGTTACAATCCGATGTGGATTTTTTATATTCTTCTAAAAACTTTTTAACAATCTTTATATTTGACTCGGTGATGTTTTCACTCGTGGACGAATCGCCATAATCTATTCCGTTTTCGGTAGAATATATCATATATTAAGTATATGTTATCCTATTTATATATAAATATTTATTCATATAATAAATAATTATGTATTTATTTGGAGCAATTGTGTTTTCAATCGCGGAGAGAGCGATGAGTAGGCATTATAATATATTTTGATTTAAATATAAAATTGATTTGAAATTAAACACTTATTTATACTTAAAGAACATAAGATGTCTTCTGAACAAACCAAGTTTTATGGGGTTGATTCAACTGATGATTATAGTCATGAAAATAAATTAAAAACCATACTCCCTTTATCAGCTATGAAATATAGTTTAGATAATAAATATGAAATACCTTATATAAAATATGATCAAGAAAACGGTGAATTTATTATAACTAAATTAAATTGGGAAAATTTTAATTTAACAGGTGAATTATGTACTGAGAAAAAAATAACTGATGAAATATGTATTAATTTTCCACCACATGATATTGTAATTAATGATGAAAAGGATTTTGAATCAAAGGTCTGTATAGTTCCTTGTCATAATACAAAGAAACTATTTGAAACTATAATTCGTCAGAATAATATAGCTTGTTGTATTCAAAATATAGTAAATTCGTCACCAGATATAAATAGTATTACAGATAATTTTATACAAAAACCATATATATTACTATGTTTATATGATAGTGAGGGGTTAAAACCGATTGTATTATCAAATAAAGCATTAATTTATATGTGTCGTAAATCTTCATCAAATTCAAAAAGTAAAAGAGCAGATATTATATGTAATTATATTGATTCTATGTTAGAAGAATATTCTAAAACAAAAAAAATCACATACAAAGAAGGGAAAGCGGATACGGTTCCACATCAAAAAATAACATTATACCCAATTGATTATATTCCAAATTTAAAAGAAACAATCGATAAAATAAAATATATAAAATACTCCGAAATAATTGAGGGGAGTGTATGTAAAACAAGAAATATATGTGATTATATTAATGCAAGTTCCTATCAGAAAAAAATAGATGCTCTTGAATTGGAGAATAAATTACTAAAATTAAAATTACAAGAACAATAATATTCATTTATTTACATAACTAAGCAATATATTTCTTAGTTTTATTGACATTAATGGAGGGACGGAATTTCCTATTAATAATTGATTATTTTTTTTTTCAATAAACTTAAAACTATCTGGGAAAGTTTGTATTTTAGAAATTATATCAATTGTAGGATTCAATATTTGATCCCTTATTTTACAAGTATCTCCTTCATGAAATTTATATTTCGGAGGCATTCTTCTCATACAACCTCTAATTGTAGGATATAATTCATCAAAAGAGAATACACCCCTTCTTGAATAATTGCAAGGATGTCTATAAATATCTGTAAGTTGTGTATCTAATGAGATATTATTTTTAGTTAAATATTCTGTTAAACTATTACATTTGTTTTTTTGTGATTCAAAATATTCTTGTAAAACACCATCACAATCATTCAATACACCTATTATAATAATTCTTTTTCTTAAAGACGGAACACCATAATCTGACATATTAACTATATTTTCGGTTAAACCATAATTATATTCTTTTAGTTTAGATATGATATTTGTATAAATATCTTTACCTACTGATTTAATGGTTGGTACATTTTCCATTATAAAATATTTAGGTTTAATATCACAAATTATTTCTATAAATTTAGTTGTCATAGAAGATCTATCTCCTAATTTTTTTTTCCCTGCTACACTAAAGTCTTGGCAGGGTGGACCACCAATAATTAAATCTATATCTTTAAAATTGTCTATATTTATTTGATTTACATCAAAATATTCTGCTTTATTACCTTTAAAATTAAAATTATAAGTTTCAACCGCATCTTTATTAAAATCATAAGCTTTAACTACACAGAAATTATCATCGGTTTCAAACCCATAATCCAATCCACCACAACCTGAAAACAATGACAAAACATTGAGCTTAGGTTTAACATTTACCATATGTTTCTTTTTAATCTTAAATTTTTTTGGTTGTTTTGATTGGTGAGTATCCATAACGTCTGTATTTACAATTACTTCTTCATTTTTAACAATCAATTTTTTATTTAATTCTTTTAATTTTTCTTCAACTGCCTTATCTACAAGTGCTTTAATTTTATCAGCATTATTTTCACAAGGCGTTTTGCGTCTATTATGAGAATCATAGTGAGATTTTTGAGAGAATTCCTTTCCACATCGTTCGCATGAATATTTAACCATTTTCGTTATATATTGTTAATATATTTTATTTTTTAAATCAATTTTATAAATTAACTTAAATTAACAATTTCTGTTAATTCCCTAAATATTAGAAAGTCGGCGTTTTAAATGTTCAAAGGTGTAAAAGAAACAATAAAAAATGGCTAATTACGGAGATTCTTGTGACTGGACAAAGACACTCCTTTGGATCACGCCCTCGTGCTTGCTGACCGGGATTATCGCGGCATTTCTAGGGCAATGGGATACTGCAATTGGAGAGGTGGCGGTGTTCGTCACGTCGGTGCTACACTGGCGCGATCCTCGTCCTGGTTCCCGTTTGCGGATGCTCGATATGATAGTGGTTCGGGTGAGCTTGGTGGTTCATCTTCAGGCGATCTGGTTGGCGGCATCAATCTTGTTGCTTGGTGCTATGGTTGTCTCGATTGCGTGTTTTTGCTGGTCACATCATAGAGACTCTTACGCACACCACGCGGCGGGATGGATTATGGCGTGCGTGTCTAACCTGCTTCTAGCGCGAGAGAGATATTTGTAAAAAAAGAAAAAGAGTGAGTAGGTGGAAATGGGGATAGATAATTAGTTTTTAAGTTTTTTAGTTTTTAAGTTTTTTAGTTTTTAAGTTTTTTAGTTTTTAGTTTTTTAATAGGGGGCAATCACTCATCATCGCTTGCCCAAGAGGAGGAGTCGCAGATGGGTGTGAGGGAGCTGCGCTTGAGAACAGGAATGCACATAAGGTCGAGGTGATTATCAAATTCGATCTCCTCCTCGAGAGCCTTGTCTGCCGACTCTAGCTCCTCGTCGGTGTAGGCGGTCTGAGCGAATAGGCGTAGGTGAAGCTGCTCCTCGCTGTTTGCGTAGGAACCGTGAAGCTTGGCGTGCTCAAGAGTGATCTTGGGCTTCATTCCAGACGGGGCCCAGTCTTCGACAACCTGCGAGCGAATCCAGTCAGGCAAGGTGTAACCCAGCGACCCTCGCTCGAGCATCGCGTTGTTCTCGACGTTGTAGCAATTCCAGATGTCTTGTTCGGTGCAACCACAAGAGCTGCAGATACGGTTGACCTTGGAAAGGGCGCTCTCGCTGAGTTGCCCCCACGTTAGCGGTTTAGGTTCCTCCGCACAAGACCTGCCTGCAACTTGGCTCCACGTCGGGCCCTCGTTGTGTCGGTAGGTCTTTTCCATCTTGTCCATCTCTGCGGCCGCCCGCATCTCGTTCGCCGTGTAAGGCCCACCTCCAAACGTTGTGTCCGAGATTTGAGTGGCCGCCTGCGCCGCCGCCACCGACCGGCGCTGGTTGGCAGACATAGGGAAGGTGTCCGAACGGTGGCTGCTGCGGTAGGGCGTGTGCGAGGAACGGCGACCCTTTGCGCCTCCGCCCTGCGCGTTCCTCTCAGCAAGCTTGGGGCAGAACTTGGGAGTGTGTCCGGTGCACTTGCAGTAGCCGCACTTCTGCTGCAAGAGGTGAGGGCAGACGACGACTCCGTCCGGTCCGGGCTTGTCCTTGACGAAGTGGCTGGTGTAGACGCTCTCCGGCTTTCCGGCAGACTTGCATACGGGGCAGAACTTAGTCTTTGCCGGCTTGGTCTCGGTGCGCGACTTACCCACAAGCTTGGGACAGAACTTGGGAGTGTGTCCGGTGCACTTGCAGTAGCCGCACTTCTGCTTCAAGAGGTGAGGGCAGACGACGACTCCGCCCGGTCCGGGCTTGTCCTTGACGAAGTGGCTGGTGTAGACGCTCTCCGGCTTTCCGGCAGATTTGCAAACGGGGCAGAACTTAGTCGACATAGTATGTAGTAGGAAGATTTGTGTAGAAATTAGTTGATTAGAATAATGTGCTACGGTATCATAACATTAAGGATGGAAAAGTGTTTCAATTTTTTTTGAAAAGGAAAAAGAGGAAAAGGGCTTTGTTTAGGAGAAATAGAAAGAGAAAAAAATGTGGAGTAATATATATAATGAGAAAGGTGGGTTCATCAGCACGACGTTCATATGCGTTGCGTAGGAAGTATTCGCCGTGTAGAGGATTAATGACAGCGAAATGCC